ATGCTCCTGCTTTTTGTCGGGATAGCTATGTTTGTGTCAGCTTCACTCGGTATTTTGACACACAGCCAAAATACTTTTTATTCAGTACTTTTTAGTCAACTCATCCTTTGGCTTGGTATGGGGCTCGTCGGAATGTATTTCTGCTTAAAAATTGATTATAAATTTTGGCGGAAATATTCTTTTTTCCCCCACGATTTGAATAAAGTCCGCCCCATGAGTAGGATAAAACTATATTTTCAGAATTATTTTTTTGCACAGTAATTGTGTAATAACGTGCTTTTTCTTGGTTTAGCCAGTTATAAGTATTAGATATAGTCATAAATAATCTCTTCTATCGTTTCTTGTAACATGATTAGCAGGTCTTCATCTATGAAGAATTTATGGTCTTGAACATCCTCTTCAATCCCGTCTTGGCTATAGATTCTCATTGCTTGTGTCTTTAGGAGCAAAGGGCGGCCATTGTATGAAATACAGACATTAAAAGCAATCTTTTATGTCAAAAAATATAGGCATACTATATTATTATTATTTTAGGTGAAAATTTATTTTTTTATAAATAATTTTGTATAACAGGTAATTTTTTTTAAATGTTATACAAATTGATATTTATAAATACCAAATATCGGCATATATTTTAATCAATTTGTGGTGCTAATTTTGTTCAGATATTAAACTTTCAATGTGTGTCAAATGTTTATTATTTGTGTATGGATAATACTAAAAAATCACTAAGTCTGATTATTTTTCTTATCAGACTTAGTGATTACAAGGTTAGACATCATATTCTTTTAATGTTTTACACCTAGGAATAAGGGCAAAACATTTGCCGCACACATCAATAAAAATTTCTGTTTCAGTTGATACCTCTTGTGTAAAATCATTCATCAAGGGGCTCCGTAATAATTTTATTACATTGAATACAACTTAATTGAACTGCAGCCCATTTTAATCCATTTTTATGAAAACAATCATAAGTCATAAAACCACAATCTTTGTCATAGTAGTTGTTTATCATGCTTTGTATTTTATACTGTAATTCTTGTGTTTTTTTAGGTAATTGGCAATTAACGTAAGCTCGCATGATGATGTGATTTAATGACTCTAGCTCTTCTTTGGTAAAGTCATTCATTTTTAATTACCAAATTTAATACATGTTGCAACATGTTTTCTTTAGCTGATTGCATTGAGGTAAAGACCCAATTTTCAAAATAAGTCCATCCAATTTCAAGAATATACTTAGATCCTTTTACATAGATATGTACATAATCTCGACGTTCATTTATTTCTACAATTTTGCCTTTTAATAGTTCGACTTCAGATGGATAAATAATTGTGTCATCATCGCCCCAACAATTTTTTCGTATAAAAAAACCAAACATCATCACCAATTTTAAAATTATTCATATTCAACTTCCTCAAGTAACGCAATCCGACAATTAATAATATCCTTATCTGCACTGTTACTATCAACAAAACCACGCAACGAATGCAAACCATGGTCTGTTGCTGGCACAATTATTGTAAGGCCGTCGACTGTCACTATTTTATCGTCTTGACTTAGCAATACATAGGTTTTAAACATTATAATCCTTATTCCTCCGCATACAATTTACAATAACTGTCCTGATTTCTATCATTAAAATGGTTGTAATCCCGCTCTTTATGTCGAAACTCATTAGGCAGTTTGTCAATAGACTTCTCATGCTGCTCTTTAATCCAAAGCCTTTCGCGCCGTCGTATATTATTACGTAGCTTGTCTTTTTTAATAAGCTCTTTTAACGGAACTGATGATTGATTCTTCATGTAGCACTCGTCCTTGATGTAAACTAATTATCCATTTATTTCAATCCAATCATTGCTCGAAAAAGAATCAAAATCTGGAATAAATGGAAATGCATCCATTGAGTGCAATACCAGCGCTTTTTGAGTAAAGTCGTAACAAATATACATTTCTTTCCATTCTTTTAGTTTAGCCGTGCTTCCAAGGGACAATAAAGGTATAATTTCACTAAAGCTGTGTTCTTTTTTTCCATCATCTACAAGCCATCCCTCTGACACCATAATATCCTCACTATAAGAATATACCGTAAGCCTTGGCTGAAATGATTTAACTTCATTGCCTACTATAAAAAAATACACTCCGTCTTTCCATGGCTTTCTTGTAACTTTAGATCCTTTTTTTAGGCATTCCATTGCTTCACTAAATTTCATTGTTGCTCCTTGTTAAAACTCTATTTTGGTTATGGTTGGAAGGATGCGCCAGATAGTTGCATTTGGATCTACTGTAATATTAGTTGCAACAAGATTGCCATGCGAATCAGCTAAAACATTATATTCGCAGTAATCTACCTTCTGACATAAATAACGGTTAACACATACAAAGAACTGATTATCTTCAACCATATCGAAGGTTAATTCTGTTACTGGCTTCTTAATTTCTTGTATAAATTTTATTAACATTTGTGGCTCCTTTTTACTTTTATAACAATTTGGCTTTAAATTATCGAGAATGCTATTTAATTCTTTCCATTCATGCAAGCAGGTTAAATCATATACAATAGCATCAAATACTCCACTCGACGTATAAGCTATTACACGGCACTTTATGCAGATTTTTAAAGACATAACTCAGACTCCCAATATTGTATTTGTGCTTTGATTAGGTCTTCTTTTGTGGCATAGCAGCGTTCGTGGCATTCGATAAAATCATTGTTTATATCGTGGTATATAATGCCCTGGTGCGGTAATTTTTGTATACTATTTACTTCATATTCTTTAGGCTCACCCATATGTAGTGTCCAGACTTTATCACCAATCTGGTAATGTTTAGGTATTCCAAACACCTCCAACTTCCAGAGTGACGTGGTGCTTGTAGGCGTTTCATTAATTACTGTTTCTTGTTCATCAACTACAGTTATACTGTCACCTGGCAAATACTGTTGTAGCTCTTGTATATGTAGCCCATAATAGTCTGCAAGCTTCTGCAGTACTGGCGTTCTTGGCGTGTTCTTATCAACCTCGTAGGCATAGTATGATGGGTATGGGATTTGCAATACCGCTGCTATTTCCTTGGTTGTGTAGCCTTTCATTAATCTTTTGGTACGTAAAAATTGACCTAATGTTGTCATATAAATTCCTTGAGTTGCTGTTTTTTCATTGAGAATTTAATTCATTTTGTTTTATTTTGAACAAATGATAATTCAAGAAAAGTTCTTTTAATGTAAGTAAACTATTTGAATCAAAATCTAATCCAGCTCTTGTTAGTAGGTTGTATTTAGCCTTTTTTTCATTACTTCTGTATTTAATTGTTAATGATGAATATTCTCCAGTTTCATCCTCATGTTTATTCATAAGTTCCATTACACTTTTTGCTTCTGATTCCGACCAATTTATTTCTAATTTTCGTTCAAACCACATTTTATAGTTCCTCGCGTTGTAGATTGCGTCTGTATTTTGTTAGTTGCATCAAAATGTCAATCAGATCGCTTTCTAGCACTTCTATTTCCACAAGTGTTAAGTGCGCTTGAGTCAAAAAGCGCGTCATCATATAAAATTCTAACATGATGGGAATTGGTAACTTGTCTGCTGGGCTCTATGGTTGCTATTAGGGTCATAGTTATTCTCTATAGTTAAATCGATCAAAATGGTATGTCGTCATCTAAATCGTTTTTTATTTGTTCTTGCGCATCTTCCCGCATCAGGTATTCTGCTACTTTGTTTTTGTCAGGGTATCTTGCACCAGGAACTTTATCTTTTAATTTATCATTCGGGATAATACTGCCCTGCTCTATTCCTATTTTGACACGCACTTTATGGCCAAGAGCCACTTCAGAACACAGCGCACCATCTTCGTATTCTTTATAAATTCCTGCGGAATTAGCAAAGCCTATTACTTTCCACATCATGCCTTTGGTAAATACTAGGAAGTCGCGTACTGTATGGGGTCTTCCATCATTGTCATAAACTGATAGTGTAATATCCATCATGGGATTGCCGGTAGATGAGACGCGGTCTTCTGATTTTTCTATGTAAGCGTTATAGGTTCCCTCCTTTAGCAATTGAAAGCGTTCTTGCTGGGCTTCTGATTCACTCATTACTTGGTAGTTAAACATTTATTCCTCTCCTTGAATTTTTGTCATTAGATGATTGATGCATTTTTGTATTGCATCTTTCGGCATTTCTTCCCATTTTTCCGATGATGATTTGTCGAGCCATTTTTGATAAATTGCTTCTGGCACTTTAAGTAAATCAATGAGCCTTGCCAATTCTTTTATTTGGTCATCCCCTGCAAGCTCTTGTGCAACAGCGTCACGCTCTAAAATATCTTTACCATAGCGTTTTGCAACTTCATCGTATGAGAACGGAAAAGTCTCTGTGTCTGGAAATGCCTCGATGCGCGACTTTTTAATAAGGCCCACGCGTTCCTTGCCGCGCTTTTGAATCTCAAATACTAAATCAAATAAGTAATCTAGTTTTTTATAGCAATCAAAAGTTTGTCCTAGCACAGACAGATTAGCTCCGTACTCATTTTTTGCGTGTGACGTAATGATTACATTCATATCAAGACGCAGCAATAAGTTAAGCAAGTGTTTAATTTGTTTATTGGCTTCTGAGTAATGACGCCCAAACTCCGTGCCATTTTTTATGGCAGACTTATCGAGCAAA